CGGGTTTATCCTGCACAGGAACACCATCACCATCATTGGCGTTCGGGTCTGTCGCATCTAGCCAAAGTAATACTTCGTCATAGATGTTATAGGGTGTCCATAGCTGGCTCATTTAACGTACCCGATTGCAGGTATGCGCCAATTCAGAGTAGTTGGCGTGTTGTATTTAGGCTGCGACATTGCCCTGTCAATCGTTGCAAAATACACTTCTTCTCTTTTATCTCTCAATGTGGAAAAGGAGTCACCAGATAGTCCAACATCATGCATTACGAAAAACGGAAAATGAGAGCAATGATAACTGACATAATGAGCTAGGTTTGGGGTAGAAACCTGTTGACCATCAATCGGGAAATCGTAATCATTACTGAGATTAGCATTTATATCGTCATACTCAAAAGGCGCTAAATTCAAACTTAGCTTAGTCGGTGCTGAGCGAACACTGTTAAGTAATGGGTTTCCATTATTATTACGCTTTATCATATTTTCACTCACCGCTGAAAACGGCGGCGTGAAGGGCGCTGTCAACTCTATACCCTGCTGCAACCAGACACCGAGAGATAAAATTGAAACATAAGAGTCTGTTGTCCAGTTATGAGTCGTAATTCTAATGTGCCTTATGGATGCAACTTCATCAAAAAGCACACCAAAGGCTTTACCAGTCTGGTCAGGACTATATGTATTGCTTGTATAAGGGTCAAAGTTAAAATCAGAGTAACTTGCTCCTGCTGTCGAATCATCATACTCAATAGTAAGACCCTGACTTGGCGTGAGATTATGGCCGTAAACGGCAAATCCATTAGACTTAAGCGAGCCTACTGGATTAATCGCACCGATATTAATGGTCGCCTGCGCCCCTGAGCCTATCTTAAATGATGTCCCAGCATTATGGTCAAACATATTAACAAACGGGTGTCCTTCAGCCTCACTGCCAGCAGTAACAGTTATTGATGGCTTATCAGTGTCAGCCCAATAAGACCGATACAATAGGTTATCTAATAATAAAGCGGCCATTACGTTCCCACCAATGCGTTAATCTCTAGGCCATCTTCGGTAGCCTCGTTAATAGCCTCAATGATACGTCTTGCACCTGAAGGGTCAATACTACCATCGACTGTCACGTTTACTACACTTTGAGCGCCTACGACCTCCTCATCTACCACTGGGGCTATTGGCGCAGCCGCTGCGGCAGAGGCCGCTGGTACTGCACCACCACCACCACCACCAACATTTCCACTACCGCCAAATTTCTGACCTTTAATTGCAGCGAGGTTAGCCACACCAGCAGCCAATTCGGCAGCCGCCATAATACCGCCAATTGGAGGCGGGTAACTTGACCGAGCAAGCTGCATCGCTTCTCTAGTATTAACGACAGTCTCAGCAATTGCAGCAATTTGGCTAATCCTAAACATAGCTTTATTCATTCCAGCAGCAGCACTTAAGCGTTGCGAAAGCTGGCCAATCACTTGTTTAGTTTGAGCCGCTGTTGTTTTCTTTTCAACCGCAGCCCTATTTAAAGCGCCTTTTGCCTCAATACTTCCAAGGCTTGCCTGATATTGAAGTTTTGCTTGAAGTTCTGCTTCATACTGCGCTCCAAGCAATTCCATACGAGCATCACGCAAACTTTCTAATCGAGCGATTTCCGCATCATGCTCCCCCTGCCTCAGCTCTTCTCTAGCTATTGTTTGCTCATGCTCTCGCAGTATTTCATCTGCGGCTATTTGCATCCTAAGCTCAGCAGCCTGCTGGTGCATTAAAGCGCGGCTATCTTCAAATTGCTTTTGTGCGTCTAAGCGAGCCAAAGTTGCTTCTTGCTCTTGGGCAATACATTCAAGCATCCGCTGGGACTCAACACCAGCCTCTTGAAGAGTGGAATCACCCCCCGCCTCTTCGCCTGCTTCCGTAAATCCAGGTCGCATAGGAACATTTGGTGAGGCTTGACTTTGCTGATTTCGTAATGGGCCACGATAAGCGTTATCGCCGAAAATATTACCCAGCGGATTCATTGGGTCAAATGCTGCTCCACCTCCGGTCGGCTGCGAAGCTCTTGGATTGTCAGCCATAATCCCAAAGGCTCCACCCACCACTGCACCGCCGAGCATACCTTTGGGGCCAGCCATTGCCCCTGTTCGCGCCCCCCGTAGAACACTACCTATAACAGCGCCGGTTCCTGCGCCCTCTAAACCTAATGTATCTGGACGGGCGGCTTGCTTGTCCAACATTTTATTTATTTCAATCAACACTTCTAAAAACTTGTCTAATGTCGATTTTATTGGAGCAAATTTAAGAGCCAGCTCGCCTATATTTTCTGATAGCTGTTGAAATTCAACACCAATGGTATCTAGCGTACCGGCAAGCCCTTTACCTTGGCGCTCAGCAACATCGCCAAAAGTTTTTCCTAGCTTCTTAAGAATAAAATCTTGAGCCAAAGTCTCTTTGTTAGCAATAGTTAGACTTTTGATAATATCTTTTTCTTCTGCGTTAAATCTGATACCTGCACGAGTCAACGCATTAAAGTTTTCAGTTGGCTTTTCAAGAAGTCGGCCTAAATTAGTAACGGTTTGTTGAAGCGAGCGCCCTGTAACAGAGCTTATATTTTGAGCCTGCCTTAAAGCCTCAAGAAAAGCCTGACCCTGAATTGATTGGAACGTCAAAAGCTGAGCTGATGCCGCCCTCACTTCTGTTGCTGAAGTAAGAGTGCTTCTTGCAAGGCTAACTGCAAATGTATCTATTCGCTCAGATGTAAGCGCAGCACTACTTCATGTTGCTTCAAGCAAAGCATCAATTCTAAATATCTCAGTCTCATACTGAGCAAACGCTGATATGCCTTGTAGCACATCTCGTGACAGCTTTGTAAACGCAAAGCCAGCAGCAACGCCCTGTACGCCAACATTTTTTAAGCCGGTAGCTATAAAGGATAATCGACCTGACAAGGGGTTAAGTGGGCCAAGCAAAGTGGCCGTAGCATTACCGGCATTCCTAAAGCTCTCGGCAAGCTTATCATTGGCGGTTTTAGTTTTTCCTGCTTCTTTTTGTTGTTTTTCCAGCAGTTTTCTTTGACGCTCTGCTTCTTTTTCTCTTTTCTTTGCCTCTGCCGCCCTCTGCTTTGCCGCTTTTGCATCAGCAGCCTCTTTACGCTTTACATCTTCAATGTAAGCGTTGATTTCAGCTTTTCGGATAGCTTCTTGCTTTTTAGCAGCCTGCTTTTCTGCCTCTGTTACTTTCTGGACGGATTTTGCTTTTTGCTTATCGGCTTTTATTTTTTCTAAAGCTGCATCACGCTCGGCTTTTTTTGTTCTTTTTATATCCTCGGCATACGCCTTGATTTCAGCTCGCCGTATTGCCGCTGCTTTCTTTTCTTCAGCAGACTGCTTTCTGGTTGCCCTGCTTTGCTTTGTCGCTGCTTTTTCTGCAACCTTAGCGTTCTTTGCTATATTTGCAAGCTGTTTGTCAGCCTCTTCAAGACCCTTGGTGTCAGCTTGGAATATTAATCTTGCAATTGTGTCTGCCATTCTTTTTGCCTTTCTTGGTCTAAAGTTAGAATGGCCTCAATTTGCCACCTATCTAGCCGTTCTCCGAATAACTTACAATATGCAAGAATATCCTGAAGCGATATACTCTCCGTACCTGACACTATCATGGTATATGCGTCCCATGTTGGCATCAGGTATGTATCTAAGATAGGCTGACTTCTTAACTGTGCTGGCTTTCGTCCCGTTCTACGCTCTACCGCTTTCCATTGCTCAAGCCTAGTAGATTTACTCCCCTTCATGCGACCGTTAGCATGAAAAATCCACTTGCCAAACTCGATTATTTTTTCGGTTTGGCGGGAATAAAATTTGCCCGATCAGCCATAAACTTTTCAACCTGATCTCGTACATACGGAGCTTTGATGTACAGCTCTTCACACAACTCTTTTGTAAACTTTTCGTTAGTGCCGCGCCACCCTATTGTGACAGAAACAAGCCCCTCAACAAGCAGCGCCTCATCATCAAATTCTTCTTCCTTACGAAGTGCATCAATGTAGGCTCGCTGCTGCTTTTTAGAGTGATTTCTGAATACCTCAGAATCCAAACCCATGACTTTTATGAAAAGCCCTGTTTTTTCACCAGCGCCATCAATTATTTCTACTTCTGCACCATCTTCGTGTAAATCAGTTGTATAAAGTTCTGCTACTTTCATAAATCCCCCAAGGATTCGTTAAGCCCCTCCCAGAGGGGCAGTTCGTGTTTTTATTACAAGTGGTTGTCAAAACGTATAGCGTGTGTTGCCGAGTCGTCGAAAAGCGCCGTAAATTCAAACGCTGCTGTTACCGCGCCATCGCTTGCAGCCTCAGTAGTGCCACTGGTCAACACACAACGTGGCATCTCAAATTTAACACCTGTTGCGCCAGAGCCGATAGTCAAGTTGATTGCGGTTTCGCTTCGATCTACAAAGCGCGCATACTCAGCATCTGAATCGAAAAGGACGGTCATCGAACCAGTTACAGTAGACTTACCAAGATGACCCTCGATGGGCTTGTTGTCGCCTACTGTATAAATAGCCGACATACCGTTGTCGATTGTTAGCGAGAAATCTGTAACAAAGCCATTATCAGCAGAATTAAAGCTCACTGTTGCATCGTCTGAAGTAAAGGGAATGCGCTCGCTTGCTGTAGCATCCGTAACGCCAGAGCCAGGATGTGCGGTAGCCTGAACCATCGTCTGACCAAGAACAGAAAACGTAGTCTCAATCGTTCCTGTCGCACCCACTGTTAACGACATACTGTTAAACTGGCAGCCTCTGAACACTTGATACTCTCCTGAGCCATCAATAGTGCCATCCAACTGATGAACAATGTTGTATGATCTTTGAGTGCTTTCAGGAATGTAAGTGCTGCCAGTGCCGCTTTCATCTGCATCATCAGCGTCACAAAGTACAGAAACAATCATAATATTGTGAATGTCATCAGGCGCAAGATCAACAGTGATGTCACCGCTAACTGACTCAGTACCCTTTAATATATTCTCTGCGTTACGGTCGCCTCGGATTCTTTCTACGTTGATATTTTCAAACGCCAAAGAAAGCGAACTGCTTTTTTGCCCGACCTCAAAGAAACCACCTGTTTCTGCGTTACCGAAACTAGACTCTTCACCTGAGATGGTGAGCTTGGTTTCAAAACCTGTTGCTATTGCCATAATTAACTCCTAGCCGCTGTGTAGGCGAAATAATTTACATCTATGCTTCTAACAAAAAATGCACCATCTCGCCGCCCCACGCCAAGTGATACGTTCTTAATTCTTACTTCAGTCGTTCCAGCGGTAAGTGTATCACCGCGAACAA